GAAAACCGGCACTCGACGATCGAACGTTGGAGGCTGCGCTGCGCGAAGCTGCGGGTTTGGAAAACGATCCAAGCCCGAACCTGTTCGTCGTGGGACCAGTCCATGCGCTGATCGCCGAAGGTTACGACCTCGAGCGCCACATCCTGCCGGTGGTGCGCAGCCTGAAAGCGCAAGGAAAACGCTGGTCGAACTGGCGCTACATCGTGCCGGCTGTGCGCGACCAGAACGCCGTCACGGCAGCGCCGGAGAAGGCTCAGGCAACATCGCCGGCAGATCCCGAGAAAACCCGGCGCGTCCACCTGCGATGGGCCAAGGATTTCCTGCTGGAGGGGCGCTGGTCCGACAGTTGGGGCCCGCGGCGCGGCGAGCAGGGTTGCCCGATCCCGGAGGATGTCTGGACCCAGGCCGAGGGCATCATCCGCGCCGAGAAATCAGCCCTGGAGGAGACGCTTCGTGGCAAGCCCAATGGTGTCGCCGCTCACCACTGACGCCCTGCCGATCTGGACGCCGGAGCTGGTGTGCGAACGCATGATCGAGACCTTCCGCAAGCTCCCCAGCGTTCCGCTCTTCAGCCCGAAGCAGGACATCCTGAAACCGGCTCTGCCGCATCAGGCGCGCCCAGCCGAGCTGGATCTGATCTCTCTGTCGGCCCGATATCTTGCGCGTCGATCCGATGAGCGCCGGTACCTCCTGGCCTGGGCCTCTGCTCGAGCGTCAGGCCGATCAGTGCGGGAAGTCTGCCGAGAGATGGGTTGGCCTCGGGAGAACTTCCGGCGCAAGCGGCATAAGGCCTGCAGGATTATCGCCGATGGGCTGAATCGGGATGGTATTCCGGCGTTCTGCTGAGAGCGGATCTAGCGTCGTTCACATGGTCCAAGCTCGTGATCGTCTAGACCAGAGATATAGATCTCAGGATCAATTGTGAGTTCGATCTCACCATTCGTCCAGACGTCCGAGACATGGCCCGGTTCAAACTTCAGAGTAGCCTCCGTCTGTCTGGACCTGAGAACCGCTGTGTATCCCTCATCCAGAAATTCGAGCGTGAGCGGATTCGACGGAGCTAATCCGCCATAACAGTTCAGTTGGCGGGGGCCATCCAACTCAAAGAAGTGTGGTTTGCTGCTGGCGGGAAGCCACCCCGCCGTACATGCAACGACAAGGCCCACTGTGGCTAAAACGAGCGCCGAAAATGTCGCTCCAACAGCCATCCAAATGATCTTCAAAAGGCGGAGCAACTCTAATCTCTGCGCGAACCGGAGCCGCTCAATAAAGCGCCAAGTGGCCTTGGCGGGTCAATACATACCGGTCGGCATTCCCAAGGGACGTTCTAGCAACGTTCTCAACTTTCGCTTGAAAGTGGGTCCACTTCTCCATGACGCTCCTACGAAACAACCTAAGCCGTAGGGGTTACTGATGAAGAGCGAGTTCGAAAGGCCGAAAGCTGGGCCCATCAGCCGCTACGATGGCGGCTACGATGCGCGGATCCCAGCCAACGGCCTTGCTCGTCCCGTGCCGTCGATGAATGTCCGGACCGCCGTGGCGGCCGTGCCGGATCCCTTGGAGCCGAACCGCCGTCTCAAGGCCACCGTCAATCGCCGGGTCGATATCCTTGAGCAGGAACGCTCTCACCGCCGCATCACGGAGGCCGCGTATCTCACAGGGAGGGTGGCCCAGGCCATCTTCGAACGTGCGTCAGGCGCCAGGTCGCCGTCCTTCAATCCCGGCGATCGCGTCGACACCACGTTGGCTCGCGAGCTCAGCACCATCATGGCCATTGAGGATGCCCGCGCGATCGCGGCTTACGAAAAGTGGATCGTCAGTGTGCTCGGCCGCCTCGATACCAGGATTCTGATTTCCATCCTCAAGGATCGGAAGAGCTTCGCGCAACTGGCGGATCTTCGGGGCAGGAACGGACGGCAAGGCACCGCCTATTACGCGGACCGGTTCCGCGATGCACTTGAGATGCTGGCCCATGCGCTCGCAGCCCGGGGCAAGGAACGGGCTCCGATCCGCGGAGAGCGCAACGTGGCGGTCCCAGGAGAAGAGTACGACCGCGACGGTGTTCTGCTGCCGGAGGGGGAGAAAGGGTATCGGGTAGCTGAAGATGCGAATAGGCTCGCCCACCTCTGCCGCACCGAGACTGACACCTGATTAACGTGCTGCCCTTTGCGTGCTATAGAAAAACGCAGGGGGCAGCGATGTTTAGATCCAAAACTCTATTTATTGTTGGGGCCGGCGCAAGCTGTGAGGTAGGACTGCCGTCTGGCTACCAACTCAAGAGCAAGATCGCCGAGATCTTGAACATTCAGTACCACGATCTGGTTCACTCTTGGAGCGGGGATGGCAAGGTATGGGAGGCTATAAAGCTCCGCCAAGCCGAGATCTCGGGTCAACGCGCCGATCCAAGCTCCTACAGAGCGGCAGCGATCCAGATCGTTGAAGCAATGCCACAGGCAATCTCGATCGATAATTACATCGACGCGCATCAAGGTAACGAGAAAATCGAGCTTTGTGGAAAACTTGCTATCGTCAGCGCAATTCTTGCCGCCGAACGTTCAAGTGAGCTCTTTTACAACTGGCGCAATAACGAGCGTTTCAATCACTCGATTAATAACGCGTGGTATATTCCACTGTTTCAGATGCTCACCGAGAATCTTCCAAAATCGAGAGTATCTGAGGTATTTACGAATGTCTCATTCATCACTTTCAATTACGATCGTTGCATTGAGCATTTCTTTTTACATGCACTCCAAAATTACTATCAAATCGATCTATCTGAGGCCTCCCAGGTTTTGAAATCATTGAAAGTATTTCACCCATATGGATCTGTTGGAAAGTTGCCGTGGCAGATGCCTGGAGGGGCAGGAGTTGAATTTGGGGCAGATCTAGGAAGCAGCGCTCTGTTGGCGTCTGCCGATCAGATCAAAACGTTCACCGAGCAAATTGAAGATGGCGATGATCTCCGCGCAATCCGCAATGAGGTAGCCGAAGCGGAAACAGTTGTGTTTCTCGGATTCGCGTTCGCTCCTCAGAACTTGGATCTTTTATATCCGAACCGGAGTACGAATGCGCTAAGGGTATTCGCTACAGCGAAAAACATATCAGTGTCCGATTGCGGCGTGATCCACAACGATGTTCGCTTTCTGCTCGGCAAAGAGAGGGATCCTCTTGTCCCTGCATTCAGGGACTTCGATATGGCTCTGCGAAGCGATCTGACCTGCTATCAGCTCTTTTATGAGTATTGGCGCAGTATGACCCGCCCAGGGAGGACTTGACACTGCAGCAGTGAATCTCTCATAACTACTATGTCGACAGACATGCGCCCCGGCCTTACGGCTTTGGGGCGCTTTCTTTTTCAGCCTCCCTCATAATGTATCGCCTATGAGCATCTTCGACACGTGCGCCGCCGAGCTGCGCGCTCTTGCCGATGAGGCGAGGCGTCTTCCACCGCCGAGCAGGCGGAACCCTCATGCATTTCATGAGGCCCGGGAGGAGCTGGCGCTCCGGATGCTCAATCTCGCGAACGTCATGACCGGCAACATCACCATTGCGGCGCCGGCGAAACCGTTCGTTCAGGAGGGACCTGTGATCAGCCGATCCGGGAACGTGATCCCTTTCGAAATCCGCCCTAAGAAGCGGGTCTGATTACTCACGATAATCACCCTTCCCGTGACCAATCGGGCAGGGCGCAAACTTTTAGCACGTAAGCATTTCAGCACCTCAAACGAGGTCGAAAAAATTAACATGACCCTGCCGGTGCCGGTCGCGCCGGCGGCCAATACGCCGACACTCACGGATGCACTGAGGTCGGCTGCGGAGTACGCCCAGGCCGACAAGGCTGACGCCACCCGGCGGGCGTATCTCTCCGACTTTCGCGACTTCTTCACCTGGTGCGAGGCAGTGCAGGCCGAGCCGCTGCCGGCTTCGATCGAGACGACGGCCGCCTACCTCGCCCAGCTCGCCGACAAGGGACTGAAGGCTTCGACCATCAACCGCCGCGCGGCCGCAATCGGCTACGTGCATCGGGCGAAGGGCTTCGAGCCGCCAACGAATGCGGAGCCGGTCAAGGCCGTGCTCCGCGGGATCCGCCGCCGTCTGGGGGCAGCCGTGAATCGCAAAGATCCGGCTACGGCAACGGCCATCGCAAGAATGGTGCGGCGGATCCCGGAAACACTGCAGGGCAAGAGGGACAGGGCGCTCCTGCTCCTCGGCTTCGCCGCCGCCCTGCGCCGCTCCGAGCTGGTCGCGCTCGACGTCGCAGATATGGAGCGCGCGCCTGAGGGCATCATCGTCCACATCCGCCGGTCGAAGACGGACCAGGAAGGCGAGGGCCACCAGATTGCGGTGCCCCGGGGCTCCAAGCTCAAGCCCGTCGAGGCGCTTGAGGACTGGCTTCGCTCTGCCCGCATTGAGGAGGGGCCGGTCTTCCGGTCAATCCGGAAGGGCGGGCACTCGACAGGAGGGCGGCTCTCCGAAGGTTCGGTCGCAGAGATCGTCAAGCGCCACGCCGGGGCCGCCGGGCTCGACCCCGACACCATGTCAGGTCACAGCCTGCGCGCAGGCTTCGTCACTTCTGCGCTGGAGAACGGCGCCGACCTCCTAAAGGTGATGGACGTCACTCGCCACCGCGAGGTGAAGACGTTGAAGGCCTATGACCGTCGTGCCAAGGCCTTCAAGAACCACGCTGGGAAGGGCTTTCTTTAGTCAGCGATGCGGGTCAAGGCAGCTTTCAGGCTGACACCAGGAGCATCTGGTGACGTACCGGTAACGCTTGCAGATTGCGACGTGAAATGTCCTGTGAGCTGCAACCGTGCTTTCGAGACCCCGAGAACGGATCCCATGCCCGGGATTGACGAGTGAGTGTCGACGTTAAGCTGAGCGTCGAGTTGATTGTTATTCAACGTGTAGGTGCCGGTGTAGTACATCGTCGAGTCCCCACCGCTCACGCGCCCGGCCCGCAAGACAATAACTCCTGTCCCTTCTCCCAGAGGGGTTTGGAACGTTACTTTATAAAGACCTTCTTGCATTCGGTAGATCCTTTCTGACATCCCGATTCCTTTTGGATCAGGAGCAGGAAAGCTAACACCTTTCACCACATCCTAGAGAGCGACGATGGGACTTATCCTCAACCCGCGCACGGGGCTCAGCGTCGCGCTCTCCTCCATCATCCGTGAAACCACCCATGGCTCTGACCGACAAACAGAAACGGTTCGTCGAGGAATACCTCTTGGACCTGAACGCCACACAGGCGGCGATCCGGGCGGGCTACAGCGCCAAGACGGCGGGATCGATCGGCGAAGAGAACCTGAGAAAACCTGAAATCGCAGCTGCGATCCAGGAAGCACAGGACGCCCGCTCCAAGCGCACCGAGATCACCGCCGACCGCGTGTTGCAGGAGCTGGCCAAGATCGGCTTCGCGGACATCCGTAAGGCCGTGAAATGGGGTGCCACGGTCATGGTGCCGGTGACGCCGGATGAGCCTGGGGCCGAGATCGTCCGAGCCATCGACCCCATGGAAGACGATGAGAGGCTCATGGCGGTCAGGGCTCACACGCCTATCGCTCTGATCCCATCCGATCAAATCGACGACGACACCGCCGCCGCCATCGCTGAGATCCGCCAGACTAAGGAAGGCCTCGCGATCAAGATGCACGACAAGAAGGGTGCCCTCGTCGACATCGGCCGCCACCTCGGCATGTTCAAGGACAAGCTGGAGCTGAGCGGCGGCCTGACGAAAGCTGAAGAACTCTCAGATGACGAACTCGCCGCTCTCGCAGCAGGACGCAGCAAGGGAGCTGCTGCGCCGTAGGACGATCCGACGCTCGTTTCTGGAATTCTGCCGCACTACGGGTATTGAACCCGCCCCACATCACCGGCTCCTAGCGTCCAAGCTGCAGGCCTTCGGAGAGGGCAAGATCCCGAACCTGCTGGTCTTCATGCCGCCGGGATCCGCGAAAAGCACCTACACGTCGCAGCTCTTCCCGGCTTGGTACTTCGCTCAGGAGTACGCCGGGAACATCATCGCAGCCTCGCACTCCACGGAGCTGGCCGAGCGCTTCGGTCGTAAGGTGAGGGGCTGGGCCATGAGCCAAAGCCGCACACTCGGCTATGGGGTGTCAGGTGAGAGCGCCGCCGCGGGCCGCTGGATGACGACGCGGGGGCAGGAATACCTTGCAGCAGGCGTCGGTACCGGTATCGCCGGTTTCCGCGCCAAGCTGGGGCTGATCGACGATCCCTTCCGTTCCCGCCAGGACGCCGAGAGCGCCCTGATCCGGAATCGGGTCTGGGAATGGTTCAACGACGACTTCGACACGCGCATCATCCCCGGCGGTGGCCGTGCCCTCGTGATGACGCGCTGGCACGAGGATGATCTGGCCGGGCGGTGGATTGAGCGGGCCAAGAGGACGGGCGAGCATCTCGAAATCATCTCGTTGCCGGCCATCGCCGAGAACAACGATCCGCTGGGCCGCAAGCCAGGCGAATGGCTTTGGGAGGGAGAATACGGCTACGCGGATCTGCTCCGGCAGAAGCACAAGACTGCCGATCCTCGCACCTGGGCCTCGCTCTATCAGCAGCGCCCGGCACCCGAAGACGGTGACTTCTTCCGCAAGGGCTGGTTCCGTTTCTACGAGACGGCGCCGAGCCGGGCCACGCTTCGGGTCTATGGTGCCTCCGACTATGCCGTGACGGCCGACGGTGGCGACTGGACGGTGCATATCATCATCGGCATCGACCCAAAGGGCGACCTCTACCTGCTGGATCTCTGGCGTGGGCAGACAGCCTCGGACGAGTGGGTGAACCAGTGGTGCAATCTCGTCCTGCAATGGAGCCCTGAATACTGGGCTGAGGAACTGGGGCAGATCCGCTCCGGCGTCGGTCCCTTCCGCGATCAGGTGGCAAACGAGCGCAAGGCCTGGACGGTGCTGGAGAGCTTTCCGACCCGAGGCGACAAAGCCGTGAGAGCGCAATCCATCCGAGGACGCATCTCAATGCGGGGCCTCTACCTGCCTCGCCATAAGGCATTCACCGAGCCGTTCATTTCGGAGCTTACGAGCTTTCCGGCCGGCAAGCACGATGACCAGGTGGACGCCCTGGGACTCTTCGGACAGCTCCTCGACAAGGTTGATGTTGGTCTCGCCGACGCTCCCGCGGAAGCAGCCCCGCAACCCGACGACACCTACCGTTTCGACAAAGACGACGAAGACGACAGCTGGCGTCTCTAAGGACCCTTCATGAACACGAACCCACAGCAGCAGGAGGCGGGCTCTCCTGATCCGAACGCGCGCCTGACCCGCTTCAAGGAGATGTTCGAGGAGGCCCGCGACCACACCGAGGAGTCGCGGAAAGAGGCCGAGATCGACAGCGGCTATTACCACAGCAAGCAGTGGACACAGGCCGAACTCGCCACACTGAAGAAGCGCAAGCAGCCGCCGATCACCTACAACCTGGTGCGATCGAAGATCGAGAGCATCTGCGGCGTCGAGGAGAATACCGAGACCAGCCCGAAGGCCTGGCCCCGCACGCCTGACGACGAGAAGGCGTCCGAGGTTGCGACCGACACCCTTCGGTACGTCACGGACAAGAACAGGTTCGGTAAGACCCGGATCGACGTGCTGCGCGACATGATCGTGCGTGGCACCGGTGGCGCGATCGTCGAGGTCGAGCAGAAGGGGCCGAACCAAGCCCAGCTGATGCAGACGACGGCCCTGACGCCATCTCAGCCGCGCTACGAGATCAAGATCCGGAAGCTGCGTTGGGAAACGATCTTCTACGATCCGTATTCTCGCGAAACCGATTTCTCGGATGCCCGCTACATGGGCGTGGCGCAGTGGATGGATGCCGACGACGCCATTGCCTTCTTCGGTGAGACCGCAAGACAGCCGGTGGAATCGGCCCTGAACAACACCGGGCTCTTCTCGAAGGGCGGCCACTACGATTCCTATGATGACCGTCCGCTCTACACATGGGCGGACAAGAAGCGGCGCCGCGTGCTCGTGGTGGAGGTCTACTATCGCGAGGGGCTACAATGGCACCGGGCGGTTTACACCGGCGGCGGCGTCATCGAGGACACCGCCAGCGCCTACCTGGATGAGGATGGCGTACCGACGAATCCTATTGAGCTCGTCTCCTGCTACGTCGACGACGACAACAACCGTTATGGCCTCATCCGCGACATGCGCTCGCCGCAAGACGAGGTGAATGCCCGCCGGTCCAAGCTGTTGCACCAGCTCAATACTCGTCAGACGTTCCGGAAAGAGGGCGCGATCGCGGGCAAGGACCCGCAGAAGATGCGCCGGGAGATGAACAAGCCCGACGGCGACGTGGTGATCGCGCGGACCGCCAAATGGGGCGAAGACATCGGCATCATCGACACGAACATGCAGATGCAGGGCCAAGCGGAGCTTCTCGCGGAGGCCAAGGCCTTCCTCGACCGCCTCGGACCGAACAACGCGCTGCAGGGCAGGGGCACCGAAGACCAGTCCGGCCGGGCCATTCTGGCGCAACAGCAGGCCGGCCTTGCCGAGCTGGCGACCGTCTTTGCCGCTCACAACGACTGGATGCTGCGCATCTATCGCCAGATCTGGGCGCGTGCCCGTCAGTACTGGACCGCGCCCATGTGGATCCGCGTCACGGACGAACTCGAGGCACCGAAGTTCATCCAGCTCAATGAGGTTGTCGGCTATGAGCCTGTGCTCGACGCGAACGGCTATCCGCAGGTGCAGTTCGATCCTCAGACCGGCATGCCCGTCATCGATCCCGCCACGGGCCAGATCCAAACGGTCCCGCCGCGCCCGATCATGCAGAACCGCATTGCCGAGATGGGCGTGGATCTGATCGTCGACCGCGTGCCGGCGAGCGCCACCATCGTGGCCGAGCAGTTCTCCGAGCTGGTGGAACTGGCCAAGGCCGGCATGCCGATCCCGCCGCAGGCGATCATCATGGCGTCGATGCTGCGCAACAAGAAGCAGATCCTCGATTTCATCGAGCAGGCAACACAGCAGCAGACCGGAGCCAACCAGCCTCCGCCGGAGGTCGTGCAGGCCGAGTTGGACGGCAAGCTGGCCGAAACCGAGCACACCCGGGCCAAGACACAGAAGATTGCCGCCGACATCACGAAGATGGCCCACGACATCCAACAGCCGCAGCAGCCCGCAGGTCCCGGTTCTGTGCCGGGCGGCGAGCACATGGCGCAGTTCGCGCGCTGACCACAACCGAGATCACGAGAGAGGGCCCTCCGGGGCCCTTTGTCGTTTGAAGCCGCCGCCGGGCTCAACGGGCGATCCGAGCGCTTCCCCTCGTATCGGGAGCCCCGCCGCCGGGGACCGGGCGATCACGTGAGAACCGACGAAACAGGTCATGGACGAGAACACCCCCTCCTTCCTCCAAGAGGATCTTTCCACCACTTCCCCGACGTCTGCCCCCGAACCGGCTACCCCGGCGCAATCTGCAACGCCTACGGCACCTGCAGAACCTGCTCCTGGGGCTCCTCCGGTTGCTCCCGCTGCCCCTGCCGCTCCGCAGGAGCCTCAGCAGCCCCATCATGTGCCTCTCACGGCCTTGTTGGACACGCGGGATCAGCTCAAGGCCGAAAAGGCTGCACGGGAAGCCCTAGAGCGCCAGCTCAAGGAGCTTCAGCAGCAACCCCAGCAGCGTCCGGATCTCTTTGCCGATCCTGAAGCCTGGGAACGGCATCTCGAGCAGCAGATGGAGCGCAAGTTCACCGAGCGCATGCTCAATGCGAACCTGCACGCCACGGCGGAGAAGCACGGAAAGGCCTTCGAAGAGGCATACGAGGCCCTCCTGAACAAGGGTGATCCCGTCCTCGTGCAGAGGATCATCGGATCGGTCGATCCCGGTTCCGAGATCATGAAGTGGCACAAGCGTGAAACCACGCTGGCGAATGTGGGCGAAGACCCCGACGCCTGGGTGATGAAGCGCTATGCGGAGCTCATGGCCGCTCAGGGCGTACAGCCCGGCGGCGTGGCTCCCGGTGTCGCGCCAACTGTGGCCGCTCCCAGCGGAGCCGCCACGCCCGCACAACCCGCCCAACCTGTCACGCCGCCTCGCTCGGTCGCATCTGCGCCGGGCAGCGCAGGAGCCTTCAAAGAAAGCGTGCCGGAGTCCGCATTCCAGCACGTCTTCGGTTCCTGAGTGGCCCCTTCCACTCCCTGAAAACGAGGATTAGCCGATGGCTACCATCGAACTTGCTTCCGCGTCCGCCAAGAAGGTCTGGACGGCGAAGCGCTACGACGAATACGTGCGCGGTTCGGGCTTCAAGCCCTTCATGGGCACGAGCAACGACAAGATCATCCATGTCCGTCAGGAGCTCCGCAACGAGGCCGGCGATACCGTGAATATCCCTCTGCTGGCCAAGTTGGGCGGCAACGGGAAGCGCGGTGCCACCCCGATTGCCGGCAACGAGCAGGGTCTGGCCAACTACAACTTCCCGATCTCCATCGACTTCGTTGGTGACGGTGTAGCGGTGTCGAACTACGACCAGTTCCGCACCGAGATCGACCTCCTCGATGCCGGTAAGTCGGCCCTCGTTCAGCTCATGGCCGAGATCACCCGCAACGACATTATCAAGGCGCTCAATTCCAAGGGCGGTGCACAGGACACGGTGGAAAACCCGCTTGCGTCGGCCGCCCGGAATGCCTGGGTGGTGACGAACAAGGACCGTGTGCTGTTCGGCAATTCGGCGGCGAACTACAACGCCACCTTCGCCACGGCGCTCGCGACCCTCGACAGCACGAACGACAAGCTGTCGAAGAAGATCGTGAAGCTGGCGCGCATGCTCGCTCGCAACGCCAAGCCCCTGATCCGTCCGGCGATGGTCAAGGAAGTGGAGATGTCGGGCAAGGGCGGCAACCTGGTCGAATGCTTCGTCATGTTCGTCGGCGCCCGCTCGTTCTTCCACGTCGGTAACGATCCTGAGCTCGTGGCTGATCTGCGCCAGGGCATGGAGCGCGGCGTTCTGAACCCGCTCTTCCAGCCCGGCGACTACATGATCGACAACGTGATCATCCGCGAAATCCCGGAGATCACTGAGCTGCTCCTGCTCTCCGGTGCGGGTGCTTCGAGCGTCGACGTGGAGCCGTACTTCTTCTGCGGTGCCCAGGCGATCGGTTACGCCGTCGGCCAGGATCCGAAGTTCGCGACGGATGCCCGTGACTACGGCTTCGTGAACGGCGTGGCCGTCCGCGAGCTGCGCGGCATCGAGAAGAACCGCTTCCAGCCCTCGAAGGACAACGGCGCGGCCAAGGACCACGGCGTGTTCACCGGCTTCGTCGCGGCTCCGAACGAGTAAGCGGCCCCCTGATACCATCGGGAGGGCCACGGCCCTTCCATCCTCAATCTTCGAAAAGGGAGGATGGCATGACCATCCATTTTAACGCGAACCAGGCGGTTCGCACGGAAGACGCCGGCGGCCATGGTGTGGCCGGCAACGTGAAGGTGGCCTCGGGCGAATACAGCCTCTCAGCCGCTCTCACGCTCAACCAGGTGATCCCGATGCTGGCGATCCCGCGCGGTGCGCGCATCGTGGGCGCTGGTATCGCTGCCGACGATCTCGATACCAACGGTGCGCCGACCCTCGTTCTGGGCTTGGGCGACAGCGGTGACGACGATCGTCTCATCGCGGGCTCGACGGTCGGTCAGACCAGCGGCGTGGATGACGCGATCGAGACCACGGGCATCCTCTACAAGTATGATG